ACAGACATGGCATACAAAGTTTTGCCGGCACCGGGAACGCCAACGATTATGGTAATCATTTGAAGACACCGCGTTTGAGACTTTGCAACGATTTGATAGCAATAATTGCAGTGAATGTTGAAAGCATCATTTGAATGGTGAAGATGAATCCGAATATGTCCAGGACTTGATACATATCAGAAGGCAGAGCAGCTACATGACTGTTTATTTCAGTTTCAATCTGGTCAAACAAGAGGTCTATCCCAGTGTAAGTAACGACAGCGAAGCCAACAGCCGTCACGACACGAAGTACAGTTGATGCAAGGACAAATGCAATGACCTTTGCAAACAATCCACCAGTAAAGAAGCCAATTAGAGGTAGAGCCATTACCATTCCTTCATTAGTGCTTGATAAAACATCAGGCCTGAAATTATCCATGCAGCCAACGTAACTAAGGGATTCACTGTATTACCGAAAGAACATATCGGGGCATAACTGATATTGAAACTAGCTACACTTGTGACAACTTGATAATCAGGGGGACATGAAGATGTTGTCTCAGCAGGAGCAGTAAAGCTATCTGTGACGTCGATATTATTCGCAGGGTCAGTACTATCGAAGTATTGTTCTATTGTCTGCGTAGCACCAAGCTGATTCATCACGTCAGTCTCAGTTATATCAGTGGTTTCATCCTGTAGGTTACAACGAGTTGCATATGCCTGTGCTGCTATAGCACACTCAATGGCAGGCCCATTACAGACGGAAGGGCCAGCACAGGAACCATCAGCGTAGCTGTCGTCTGTTCCGTCTCCGTCTTTATCATCATCACCTTGATTGCCTTCCAGTTGGGCAGCAAGGATATCAGCGAGAAGATCATTGCGTTGATTAGAGAGGTTGATTTCTGAGCCTATGCCTTTTTCGAGATTTCCAAGTTGATCCTGAACACCGCCTAATTGCTGTGAAATCTGTTCCTGATTTTCATCTGTTGCAGGTTCGCTGGTCTGATTACCATCGTCTGTCACAGTTGGTTCAGGTACAGGTTGTGGCAACGGGTTATCTGTTGGGCCTGAGCAGCTTTGCCCATTGCCAGTGAAACGGAAGTAGCCGTAATCAGTAGAAGTAAAAACGAAGTCAGAAGTTTCATAGAAGCAGCCAGAGTAACATTGACCAGCAGGGCCGACGCCAGCCTGTGTCACAGTACCATTGACAGTTTGGCCGACAGTTGTCGAACAGTCTGGAGGCGTAACACAGAAGCCGATATCTGAATCATAGACCTGTCCAGTAGGGCAAGTTGGATCAGGGCAGGTGCCGTTTTGTGGCGTCGAACCATCAGAACAGGTTTGTACTGTCACGAGGAATATGTCTGCAAAACGAGTATCGCTGAACTCTCCACGATATTTTGCAGCTGTAGAAGACGAACTGAGGAGTGAAGAACCTGTCCAGGATGCACCGAAAGGATTATCAGTTACGACAGCATCACAAGCAGCCGCAGCAGCAGAATGAGTATCGAACTGTCCGATATTGACGCAAGCATCGAATGAAGTGAAGCAGTTACCACCGCACCCGTTGTATACCCACTTTGTAACAGGATCAGCAGCAGTAGCACTGGGTTGATAAGTACCAGTGAGAACGAGCAACAGAATTGTGAGTAATTGGATCAATTTTAGTCCTGGCAAATTGTCATGAGGACGGTTTCACATCCTCACAGTTAAGCATAGGTGGTAGATCGTCATGACGGCGCTTTTGCACCGTCATGACTTACCATTACTTCTGTTTTTTGATCGGTTGCAGTTCCACGAAACCGAGCGAGAGATAGCCATTGTCAACCCGAATACAATGTGGTGACAGATAGTAGTCACCCATCGGGTAAGGTATCGGCTTACCGTCTGGACCTTTCGGCGGAAAGATACGGATTTCCTCGGGGTAACGCTTTGGCCCAGTACGATCGAAGGTATGAGCATAAGCAGTTTGAACGGTATAGCTACCACCTGTTTTTTTGTTGCGTGTTTCAAGGTCAGTAGATTCGATTGTAATTTCAATCATGGGTTTTGCCTCATGTTTGTATCTTGATAATAGTGAAATACGACTCAGATTCCCAAATATCAGCGATGGGTAATTTGGTCATGGCGTGTAGTGCTTGTGAAAGCACCATAACGACCGGCACACCAAGCGCCAGCCACCCACATAAAGGTGCGGGTATCTCGATCTTGCCTCCAGACGAATAGCGCCTTTTGTTGAAGGCAACAATATCAGTTTTGGTTATGTATTTTGAAATGTAATTAGAAACGCGTTTGGGATTCCAAGAGGTCTTGTCGGCAGTCCTTGGACTTGTTAAATCGATATTACCAAGACGTTTGCCAACAGCACGCAACCAATATTTTCGGAGTAATTTCACAGGATAAAAGCCGCGTACAGCCAGATGAAAATGGACAGCACCACGTTTTTGTAATTCAGGTACTGCAACGTATTGGAAGTTATCGAAGGTCGTACGCATTAGCTTTACAAAGTAATGCAAGCAACCCCATGCCTCATTCACGTCAGTTACATTCTCACGAAAGGTCAAAGTGAGCATACGGTCAGCCTGCATGGACAAAACACGACGTCTTATAGCGATACGGGTTCGCATCAGTGATTTATTCAGAACCACATCAGTCATTTCAGTTTTAGAAGAATTTTTGCGAGAAAAGCCACCTCCACGGCGTAGTGAATCATCACTATTAAGGCGTAGTGCAGTCATCTCAACATCACCGGATGGATAAGCACGGGCAGAGCAGTAGTAGCCATTGCCTGTATCACGATCTTCAGTAAGCAAAGAGTGATAGTCGGCAAGTGATGGTATTCGTTGTTGGTTAAGTGACTGGGAACCCGGCATTTTTTTTGATTTTCCCTTAAGTGTTCCTTATTCAAGTCTAGCTACGCGGCCTTTGGCCGCTCGCAAAAAAACAACGACCCGATATTAGTCCAGGATATTTGAAAAAGCAAAAAGAAAGATGCAAACAGAAAAATTCGCAATAGTAGCAAGCATTTGTGAACAGGGAAGTCTCTGTCAGCAGGCATCCTGCCTCAGCTACGGCATCCTGCCTTCGCGGATAGCACAGAGAAAGTAGTAAATCAAGTAATTCAGGATAGATAGAGGAATAGTGAATTTGTAGGTCTGCAAGGTGGTGAAAAAACGAGAACTGTGTAAGGAATATTTAAGCAGGAGAAGAAGACGGACAATGTGGGAAAAAGTGGTGGTGAAAGGTGCGGGGCCTCAGACGCCTGACGGCGTCTGTAGATGCCCCGCAGGTATTTCAAGGTTTACATTACGCCGTTATGACCAACCAAACAGCCGGAAGCACAGCGAAAATGATTAGCCAGCCTTCCATTTAGGCCTTGATCAGCTGACGGATCTTTGAAATACCGAACATCACAGCGGCAACGCCAATGATGGCTACAGCTACGGCCTCGACGTCAGTCTGTGCGGCAGAAATTGAAGCGATTGCAGCGGTAGTATCCAGCGCGAACGCAGAAGACGCAGCAAGCGTGCCAACAAGCACAGCAAGAGTACGAGTAGAACGAGATTTAAGCATTGTATTTACCTCTTTGCTTTTAAATACCGGGAACGCCCCGGCGACGATTAGCGTCTAATGACGCGAATTATTTGACGAGCGCCCCAGCCCGCCAGCCAGACGAGAATGATTGCAGCAGTAAGCTCAGAACCCTCTTGCATTGTTAAAGGTTCGAGCCAGCCTGTATCAACCTCCCAGACACCACCTCCCGGGCAGTTCGTGCCAGTATCACCGCTAGACCACTCGATGCCTTTTTTCGAGCCTGCAATCGGTTGTGGGACAGTATCAGCAATACAAATGAATTTATATTCAGCCACGATTTGTACCTTTATCATCTCGGGTGAAGTCGAACAGCCCTTCATTGACTATGCGACGGCAAATATCATCCTGAACATGCTCTACAGTTGCTTGTTGTGAATAACAACGGCACCGGGTTGCACTGGAAATACAATTGAGGCGAGGAAATGACCTGGCTTGTACAACCTCGTCATAAACCGGAGCAGTAAAGGGGAGGTTTTTTATTCGTGGCAGATAACGCAACGAATAGTCGGAAGACGGTTCATGCGTTGATTCATTCGTATTGACAACATGCGTCACAGGTTCGTGATCATCAGCGCCAGTCACTTTGTTTACGAAGTAAAGCACTGAAAATATCGAAACGACAAAACCGACGGTCAAAGCAAAGAGAGCGCGACGGCCAGAACGTGGCAAGTATTTTTTACCTGTATGCATCTCAGAGCTTTTATATCGGTCGTACGCTTCGACAGGATAATTGAAGGTAAAAGAATCGGCTTTTTGTTGTTCTTTTTCGTCCTTGTAATTCTCGTTATATTCGCCCCAAATGTATGCAGTAGCATAGTCGCCTTTTGATAACGGCTTTTTAAGGTAAATGAAACGAGCGCAACGACGGCGCAGGAAAAGATCGAGGTCAACAGGGTGCTGAGTTATGAGGACAAGATCAAGTCCGAGGTGGCGCAGTTCTGCAGCAGCTTCTATATAGTCAGGTTCTTTGACTCGGTGATCACGTTTAGGGAATACCTTGTGGGCCTCGTCAATCAGTACGACTGATCCATTTGGTACCGTGTGCCACTTCTCAGGGTTTTCAAGCTCTTTCCAGTTATCGACAGTGATTCCGGGAATATTGTAATGGTAAACAGGGCGATCTTTGTATTCGTCATGCAGAACAGACATGGCATACAAAGTTTTGCCGGCACCGGGAACGCCAACGATTATGGTAATCATTTGAAGACACCGCGTTTGAGACTTTGCAACGATTT